GTCGGCGCTAACAGAAAGAAACTTAAGAGTGATCCAACTGATTGATTGCGCAAGGGAGAACCTGAATGTACGTCTTCGCCAGCGTACCGCTGGTGTTGTCGTCAAAGGCAATATAATCGCCAGAGTTCAGGTTCAGGCTCAGCACCTGCATTTGGCTGGTACCACCGCCCGCCGAAACCATCGGCTGCGTAGTGGTCGTGTGGCCACTGTAGAGACTAGTCGTCAGATCGTAGTCCGGCAACAGCCTCTTCGTGGTCACATCATTCCCTGCCTCATCGTAGATGGTGTGCCCGTCAGCGTCCATAACAATGGACGTGCCCTCTTGCATAACGATCACAGTGTAGAAGCCAGCTCGGTTGAAGTGTATCCTGTTACCCGCAAGGGTGTAGGACATCAAGTCGCCAGTGACGCCTGAGGGCGTGGCCAAAAGGAGAGCCTCGCCACCCGTTGAAGCGGAGGCGACGCTGAGCCCGCGGAGACCTGCGGGCGCAGGATTCGTCAGCTCCACCTCGTATTCGATGAAGATCTCACCGATGACGGTACTGGCACCGCTGGGCAGTGTGCCAACCCAGGCAATGTACCCTGGGACTACAGACTCGTCGGCCTGCTTAGCCAACATTCCCGAATAGTTGGAGGTGGGAGCACTAAGCCCCCCCGTCATCCGGAACAGCTGCCGCGTGGCATGCTTGGCAAGCCACGCAACGGAGTTCTCGGCCCAACCTGCGAACGTCTTCGCACCGAAACGACGCTTCAGCAACCCATCAGCAAAGTTCGGCTCAACGCCGGACTGCAATTGGTACATGTCCATTGCACCTGCATCATAGATTGGAGCGATCGTCACGTAGGCACCGTTGTCAATGGTGCCCTCAGGAACGTACTTCGCCACCCACTTGTTAAACTTGATGCGCTCAAAGTCCTGAGCTTGCTGCCACAACCAGGCCAAATGGCCAGGGATGACAGCGCGCACAGCCAGATTCCCGTTGCCCGACACGTGAGCCAGAGGCTCAATGTGTGAGACACAGATTCCGCCCGGAATGGACTTCATCTTCGGCATCGGAACGTTGGTCAACGGTCCGTAAGCCGCAGGGATCGACTGGCCTTGGAGCTTGCGCTCCGTGGCGGACTGAGCGCCACTTCGGCCTGCTGACCGCTGCGCGCGAGCAGCGGCGCGCTTCTTGGTCTTCGCCATGTTTCTTTTGTTTTCAACAGCTCTAGAGGGGCTGTTAAAACCAGCTGTCGCATTCAAGGTCCACTGGTTCCAACCTCCCCTTTTCAAGCTGCCATTTTCCAACGCCAGCAAACTAATAGGGTCCCTCGCATGTAACTCGAGGGCGCTCACATGCAGCTTCTCTATCTGCCGGTCCGTGAGCTCCTTGGACCTCGTCCCAAACTCGGTGTCCAGCCAACGCATGTACCTCCGAAGAAGTTTGCGCGAACTTTCATTCCAATAATGCTCAACTAAGAGCGAATGGGCGATTCCCTTAGAGACTACGGGATCACTAGACCGGTTGGCGAGAAGCGCCCCCCACATCCTCGTAGGGTCCGACTCAGTGATCGCGACCAGGTTTCTGCCATTGCGTACTAACCGGTAGCGTCGCTGACAAAACGACGACTTACTCAACCTTGTGGTGGTCATCTCTTCCTCCACCAACGGGTTTGCGTCGTAGTCCAGACCTAGTTCCTGACCGCAAGCTCGAATCCATTCAGGCGAGAAACGCACCTCATCAGTGCTGTAGATGTAGTCGTCTCCTTCCGCACCTACCTCGCTCTCTGGCTCGCACCCGAACGTTTCTGCAAACCTTATGGAAGCATACTCCAGAACGATGAGAGTCAGGATGGTATTCATTAGCTTCGTCATGAACCCTCCGGATGGATTACCCCCCGGCAACTCCCATAGGTTGCCATCAGGGAAGTGCACCACCGGACGACGAGACATCTGGTTGACCTTCGCTCGGATTTCACTATCCTCGCTAAGTGCACTCATGACCCGTAACACGCACTCTCGCAGCGTATAGCCTTGCTTTGAGTCGAACTTGTGCGCGTCCCCTTCCCCCCAGAAGCGATGTTTGCAAAGACGACGGACCAATCGGTCCGCGCCCCCGCGGAGAAACTTGGCACAAGAGCCAGGACACTCATAATCGCTCAGTCGATCGTTCATGACACCGTAGCACATTACCTGCGCTACAAGCACTACTAAGTCAACCGGCAAGAACAAGCGCGCGGCCTTAGATTCTCCCATCACAACATCACGAAGTTCATCCTTGAGACTTGCAGTGTATGGGTTCCTCACACCGGACATTTGGGCAATTCTACTCGGGAGAGACTCCACGAACTCTGGGTTCGTTAGAACTTCCCCTTTCGACATTCCCCACCAGTTGTAACGGCTCCCTACACTACTGCCCTTACTCGTCCAGAGGATGCGTTCAATAGCTTCCTCCATCGACATTTCGGGGCAAAAGCCAATCCAACCGTGCATTTTCTGGAGAACTCTTTGCGTTGCCACATTGAGCGCATTCTCATGCTTAACTCCAAGTATTGCTCCGGTGAATCGGCCCAGACCTTCCAGATAAACCCCCCAAGATTTCCGCGATTGAATGCGGACTCCAGGCGGCGGGGCTAGTTTGTTCTCAACACAAAAACGTGAAAAGAATAGGTCGTCCCTAATGCGTGTGTTCAGCACTAATTTGTATCTGAAAGAACGACCTACCAGCATTGGCGCTTCACGCACGAAAAAGAAAGGGCACCCCTGCATTAGGGGTGCCCGGAGCAAGATAGAGACCCTGGTTCAGGCCGACCGGTCGCCAGTTGTTCTCCTGGTCCGCCATGAAAATGACGGCACCGGAGTAACCCTTTTGCGTGAAACAAGTATGTTTGAACCAATCCTTGCCGACGTCCACAATCATGCCGTACTGAACGGCTCCATCGCAGACGAACATGCATGCGCGTCCCTTTTCTACGGGCACAGCTTCACCAAGCTTGCGAAGGCTAGTTCCTTCTCCTTCCACAACAGTCAGGGGATCTTCCCCGTCCGTCAGGTTCTTCCAGGATGGCTCCTTTTGTCCTTCGAAAGTAGGCTTAAACTGCGTCACATGTCCAAGAGAGACGACAAGATCGCGCCCATCAACATTGACCCGGCCACAGAAACCCACAACGTCCTTTCCCGCTTTGAGCGGGATGGACGAATGCTTGTCCGTCTTCACCGAGGTGAACGCCCCAGCGTTATTATGCAACACCGGAGGCTTGTTCTTACCCTTCTTCTTGCCCTTCTTCGCCTGCTGGTTTTTGTACGTTTTCCTATCCGAAGGTCGCTCCTCTTCATCGAGCTCTTCGTCCTTCAGTTCGGCTACGTACTGCTCGAGGTCTTCGATCCGCTCGCGATATTGCTCCTCCGTCTCGTACTCGTCCCAGTTTTCCCGGGCTTTGTACCATTTGGTAGAAGGTTTTTTCTTGTGCTTCACTTTGTCCTCACCAGCTCGCGCGTCAAGCTTTTGGTCGGTAGAAGTGGCCATTTCAGCCACAGCTACATGGTCAGGCCCAACAGCCTTATCGGCTGAGTCCTTCGCATGTACGACCAGCGTCCCAGACTCCTTTTCACCAGGTCGCATGTACCAAAGCACAATTGACAAGGCTATGAGCGCCAAGGCTCCCGCTATCACAAAAGAGTGTTCGCGGGCCCTCTGCACGATCCCATCTCCAGTGAACCCTACACCTGGATTGATGAGCGGGTTG